CTCCGGCATTTACTGTAAAACTGCGTCCTCTGCCGCCTGCAAGCGCAGAACCCTCTAACGCAAGGATATCCCCATTTTCGAGTGATGCTTTGTTAGTCTTGCCCCAGTATACTTTTGGCTGGAATGTGATTGTCACGGTTCTGGATACAGACGCATCTCTTTCATCTGTGACAGTAAGAACGATATTCGTATTTGCTTTCACTGTCTTTCCTGTGTATGATTTCTTCCGGATGCTCTTATCCAGATTTTCGGCAGCTTCGCTTGCAAACTGGATTTTCTGGGTCTTAGGTTCTTTATTTAAAGTCCATGTTACATCAGATGCAGTTACTGTTGCGCCGATTTCATTGCTGCTGTTTGTAGCTGTCAGGCTGTTAATTGCAATCTTGGTATATGCCAGATCGTCAATCTTCTGCTTGTACTCATCTGTAAAATCATTGGCAGATAACCCTTTTCCCTCCTCTTTTCTTACGTATCTTGCATCGTTTTTCTGTACCAGGTGTGCAAGTCCATCCTGATCCAGGTACTTCTTTTCTGCAGCGAGCACTGCTGCTTTTGTTACTTTCTTTCTTGGCATTTTCACTCTGCTCCTTTCATAATCTCGTCAATCTCCGGATTGGTGATCGACTCTATCTCCACAGTTCCGCCTCCCCCGCCTTCCGGCAGTTCCACTTCACTGAGTAGATTCTCCCCGGAAAAAAGCTGCATCCGGTTTTCCTCCAGCTGCAGCCTGTCTCCTTTTTTATTCAGTTGTTCTAACACCTGTTCCAATGCATGTTTATCTTCCGGCGCCTCGTAATCTTGCGGTTTTTTTCTGGCTTTCACTCCAAGCCGGACTTCAAACGTTGTTCTTCCTTCTCCCGGAATCGTCTGATAGACGTACGCCTGGATCACCCCATTCTTTTTCAGCAATTCATTTGGAATTTCTACAAAGATATCTCCATCTTCCACTGTTCCAAGCACGATCAGTGCATGTTCTGTACAGCGGTTCGAAAAATGTACCTGAATCTGCTTTTCCTGGATCTGCATTCCACAAATCTGCAGCACTTGTCCATAATCCCACTGTGTCAGCTTTCCATCGATATCCATACGTCTGGAGCATTCGTCAAATACGGCAATGATCATCCTTTTGAACCTCCTCCCAGTGAGTCAATATCAGTATTCGGAATATCCTCGATTCCGTCTAATTCTCCTGGAGTTCCTCGTGGAATCTCAAAATCAAATACGGCATCTGTTTCTGTTCCTGAATTTTCTACTGCTGCTTCTGTTCCCGGTTCTCCCGTCGTTGTCGTTCCGATCCAGATTGTCGCAGCCTTTCCAGCCGGTCCTTCCGGTCCCTGGATCTGCCCTACATTTTTCCACTTTCTGGACGTCTGATCCCATACATACAAATTCCCGCTGACCAGATAAGATTCTCCGACATTTCCGGTTGGATGTTCCTTGTATAACTCATCCTCCGTTGTATAAGAACCAAGGATCGTAACCCCTGTTCCATCCTTCCCCGAATCTCCTTTTTCTCCCGGATCTCCCTTATCCCCCTTCGGACCGGTTGCTCCGGACAGATCTACCATATACTCATACCCGTTTACGCCTTTCCGATATACTTTCGCATTGTCTGCATCGTTCGGATTTCCTGTACTGATCATCACGATCGCATTTTCCGGAAGTCCGTCTGTTGCAAACCCGGCATTCATTTGTCCTACCGATGCATAGATTTTCTGGACGTTCAATGCAATACTTCCTCCTGAAACAGATCCGCTCTCCAGCGAATCAATCTCAAATTCCGTGATTTCGATCGGATCAAATTTCTCCAGACGATTCAGTAATGCTACAAGCGCCTGGTATTCATCCGTTGACGTTATCTGTGATCCAGCAATTCTGTTTTCTTTTACTTCCAGTAAAAAATCAAACGATGTAAGCACGTTTTCCGTATCTACCAAATGCAGCTGACAAACCGCTTCCCCTGTTTCTGCCAGCATTTGTTCCGTTAATCCAAACAAAATACAGGAATTATTCATAGCAGTTCCTTCCGTATAGGTTTCTTTTCCGCTTGGTTTTCTGCAATAAATCCTTGCCTTGCTCACACTGCCAGTAGTGCCTGCGATATAGCACCGTATCAGTCTTCCTGAATCAAACTGTACTGCCCACACCTTTGGTGTCAGTCCCGGATTTCTTGCATCAATTCTTAAGATATTCGTTGCTTCCATCTGATTCTATTCCCCCTTTCGGTATCCATTTTACAAAGGCCAAGCCTTGTCCCGGACCTGGCTCCGAGTGCTGTGGATATCGCAGCACGCAATCCCATGGATAATTGTAATAGCTTCTTGTGGCGATTTCTTCTCCAGTCTGATCCCCGGTTTGTCCGCCAAGAATTCCTCCAAACTCATTTTGACTCGCCTGTACGATCTGTCCATTTCCAATTCCCATTGCCGTATGATTTACGATATTGAGCAGGATATCTCCGCGCTGTACTCCTGCTCCTGTCGCAATGTTTACTTCGTTCGTAACATCTTCAAATCCACATTGCAGGAATACTTCCCGCATATTTCCGGTATAGGTAGCTCCATTACTCTTTACTGGCACTCCGGCATTTTCCCACGCCTGTATCAAAAGAGAAGAACAATCATAATCCGGTCCCCAGCGGTTCGCCTGATCATATCCATGGCTTTCATCATTTGCAATATCAATTGCCCATTTCACAGCTTCTTCCACGGCCTTTTTCAAAATGCCATCTATTCGTTGGTTCCATTCTCTTGCATACTGCAATCGATTTTCTACCGCTTCATCGCCTGCTCGCTCATAATTTTTCAGCCATGCCATCGTGAGCCATTCTACCTCTGCATTGGATCGGATAAATTCATCAAATGTCAAGTCATATGCTGCTGTCGGATAATACTGAATCCCATTCTTCCTCTCATAATCAATGACCGCAAGTTGACAGTCTGTTGTGAGATAGTCTGTTCTTTCTATAGCCTGTGCTCTCTCCTGCAGATTTGTCCCCGGTGTCCATTGAACATAACCAACGCCCTGACTCCAGTTTCCTTCTCCTCCTTGAAATGCGGCCGGATCAAGAGCGCTTTCCTGCTGGACGTTTCCCAACCATGCGACAATCGCATTTCTACTCCATCCGTATTGTTGGCTTAATTTTCTTGCACACTCCGTTCCATTTTCAATCAACCCATATGGAACTTGTCGTGCCTGTCCTGCGGACCGAACTCTATCTTCGACAATCTCGCCATTTGTTGTCTGTCCTTTTACAAGAATTCCACTTTCAAATTCCAGATAACTTTCATCTGAGAAAATCGCCTTTCCACTTAATGCGTTTCTTTGATTTACTGCCAACCCTCTTCCCGGTGATAAGATAATTCTTTCAATTGCCCAGATCTTTAAATCTCCATCAATCAGTTCTCCTCCGTCTGTAACTCCTCCTACCGTATGCTTTCTGGCATTCCGGATTTCTACACTTCCCGAAATTTCCCCGCCGCCAAGAGTCAGCGTCCTTCCTTTGATATCGCTCATTTCTCCATAGACCTGTTCTGCCACGACCGTCCCATCCGGACGTATCGTCTCCCCGACCCGTGCTACCATTCTTGACATTTCTCCGAAATAATCATATCGATAATCTCCAAGTTCTATCGTGTCGATCCTCTCCCGGATCGCATCATACTCCAATTCGATCACCCTGGCATCTGTGATAACTCCAAGTTTTTCGTGCCGGCAGTGTACTGTATCCCCAAGCGAAACCTTTTCCAACTCTTTTACATCTGCATATTCCCTTGTTCCCGCAAGGTGGACCATGTCGATGGATAGATTTACTTTCGGCTTATCTATCCCTTCTTTGAATTTATCTTTGCATTTTTGGATCAGTACTTCCTCCAACTCTTCCTGAGTCTCACATACAATGATTCCTTTTTCTGCATCATCTTCCTGTGCGTCTTCCCGCATTTTTACATCGTCAAACTTGATTAGTTCACTATATATGATCGGATAGACATGAAGAAGATCGGAGTCCACCCAAGGCGTCTCTCTTTGCATCATCCGGCCATTATATGCCTGTGGGAATATTCTTGTTACAATGTTCCTCATATCAACTTCTTCCAGAAGTCCGTCTTTTGCAATGTTTTTTCCATATAAAATTTGTGTCCCGTGATCAGATCCTACCCGTTCATTTACTACAATTTTATAATTGTCATATAGTATTTCTCCTCCCCATCGGTTCACAAAGGAATTTTCTTCCTCACCATTTACTGCTTCGATCAGGTTTTTATTGATATAATACGCTGTTTCTACTTTCTGAATATCGGATTCCGCTTGATACTTCGGGAATCCCTCCAGCATGATGTTCAATGCTTCCTGTCCTGTTTTCTCCGTTGGCCGCACATCCAGCAGAAAACATTCTCCCAGTGCATCCATAAAAACCGGCTCTAATGTTGTCTGAATCTCTGATTCTCTCTTTTTCTTCGCTTTTACTCGGAATAGCTGTTCTCCATTGAATGACATCATTTTTACAACAGCATGATCTTCTATGTATTTCCATCTGCCTTCTGCATCAATCGGATGTTTCAATGTAACGGTCCAGTTTCCATTTAACGCCACATGCACGGTTGCGACTGTCGGCAATAATGTAATATCACCATTTCTTTCATAATTCGTATTTTCCGGTAAGTATATCTGGATCATTATAAGCACCTCCAATTTGGAATGATCGAAAGCTCAAATCCCATACTGCATGAAATTGTATTTTCCATTTCCATCAACAGAAGGTCTTCGTAATTTCCTGTGACCATTGTATTTTTCAATACGCCCGATTCGTTGTATGCCAACATCCGTTCTGTATCAATCGTCAGATTGCCCTGAACTTCTGTAATCATTGATTTTCCATTCACCTTTAGTTCACAGGTTCCATTTCCACGGATTTTATAAATCGGTCGCGACAAATAATATGGATTGTATTTCACTTCTTCTATGGTATGTTCATACTGTCCATCTCGCCTGTACTGAAATCCTTCGCAAAGAAATGTTACAGAAAATTCTCCCAAAGTTTTTACATATCTTTCTGCTGTATCAACAGACGTATGTTTTACTTTATAGAACATCTCCAGATCATCACTGAGAACCAGCTGATCGTCTTCCCTTGCCAACAACCATTTCTTTGCTTCCCGAAACTGCTCCATCCACAAATCTGGCTTTGCCGCAAAATTAAATACAACCTCAATTTTCAGATCATCGACCATTCCTGATTCTTGGATCAAGGTCCCGCTTCTTCCCGGTATTTCTATTTCTTCATACCGAAATTCAGGCGCCGGTATTTTGGGTCTTTCTTTTACATGAATACCGATTTCCAGGTTGCTTTTCTGATTTCTGACTATATAAAACATCGTTTTCCTCTTGCCCCCTGACTTCCGATCTGTTCTTCATAAATTCCTCGTTTTGCTGTTTTTACAATATAGGAATCAAATTTCTCATTTCCAACCATGACTGTAATTTCCGGCATTTCTTTTTTATATTTTGCCATTTCTTCGATCACACGTAAGAAATTCCGCGCTCTGTCATCTTCTGCGCGTTCTCTTCTGATTCCTTTTCCCTCTCCCACAGACATCGCCTCTCCTACAGTTGCCTTCACGGTCTTCATCTCATCCCGGATTCCCATGGTATATCCTTCCATGGTTCCTGCTCCAATTCTTCGGAATACCTTGGATGGCGAATTGATCTCCAGCTTTCTTTTTGCCGTTTCCACGGCTGCCTGTGCAACGGAAGCGGCCGCCTGTATCACCATGGATTTTCCTGCCAGAATCCCGCTTGCCAGACCATCTGATACGTGATATCCATAGGAATAGAATTTCTGTTCATTCAAATTACTTTTTATCGTAGTGACAACACCGGAAGCCACGCTTTTTGCCGCATTCTGTACAGATCCTTTTCCGGCATTGATTCCATTTACCAGACCCTGATCCACATTCTTTCCGGATTCTTTGGTTTTTCTGGATGGCGACTGACACCCCAACCCTTCATTTACAGATTCAATGGTCTTTACACCCAAATCTTTTCCTGATGATTCTGCGGATTCCTGTGCCTTCTGCATTCCTCTCACAAGTCCCATCACGGTATTTGCCCCGCTTTGTTCCATCAATGGCGTAAGATTTTCAAGTCCTCCTGCGATATTTTCTGCGCCTGCAGTTAATAATTCCTGCCCCCATTCATTTGTCATACCCTGAATGTCAACACTTTGTCCCCAAAGCTCATTTGCTTTGGCCAATTCTTCAGAAGTCATGGAATTGAACGCATTTACATACCCGGATCCTTGTGGTCCCATTTCTGCCAGCTTTTGCAAAATCCCTTCATTGACACCTTTGTCCGCCAATGCAGTCATGTTCTGTTCCCATTGCGTCACACCATCGATCTGAGACTGCATATTTGCCAATAACTGCTCCGTGGAAATCTGTACCCCGCCATCAAATGCTTCGAACATATCCATTTGAGACTGCAGCGCTCCCTGCACATTTTCCTGCATCGTCAGTACACTGTTCGTTACATTCACAGCCATTTCCTGCTGCGTAGCAGACAGGTTTTTATATGCCTGGATCTCCTGCCCTGCAATTTCAATACTGGATGCTGACGCTGCCTGCTTGCCATTCTCTGCTTCTATATTTGCCTTTTTGGATTCTGTATTTTCGTTGGTAGATTCTGTGTTTTCATTGATTTTTCCGGTTAATCCTTCGGTATAGTCATAGGCACTCTGATACTTTTCATTTGCTTTTTCATAAGTCTCATTCAATTCATCCAATCCAGATTTTTGTTCTTTCCTCAGATCTTTCAATTCCCGTTCTGATTCCGCAATTTCCATAAGCGCCTGCTGGGAATCCATCATTTTTCCATTGTATTCTACATAAGCAGCTGTCCCTTCTTCGGTTGATTCTTTGCTTTTCTTTAATACTTTTTGGCGTTCTTCCTCCAGATTCTTTAATTTGGTCCCGATATTCTCCAGATTCTGTTCTGCTTCATACCTTGCCATATCCGCTTCTACAAGTTCATCTGCGATATCTGCCATTTTCTCCTGTGCTGCCTGTGCTTTTGCAAATTTCAATGCCGTATCAATGGATTGCTTGGTCTGCGCTTCATTTTTATTCAGCGCTCCTGTATTTTCATTGATCGTAAGACTTAGATCCGGAAACAATGAATTCAGTTCGTCTACAATGACCTGCATCCTTCCTATTTTTTCAGAAGATTTTCCTGCTCCTTCTGCTAAATCATACAATTCCGTCACCAGATCTCCGGACAACATTTCTTTTGCATTTAAGGATTCTACAGAGTCTTGCATATTCTTCATGGAATCGGTCAGACCTTTTGATGCATCTTCCATCTTGCGGTTTACTTCTTCTGTCTTGCTCCCCAGTTCTTCCGTTTCCTCTTTTGCATCGTTCATTGCAGATGAAAATAGTGCAGTTGCTCCTACCACTGCCCCAAGACCTACTACCAGAATCCCGATGGGGTTTGCTGCCATTGCCGCATTCAGACCGGTTTGTGCCGCTGTTGCCGCTCCTGTTGCCGTTGTCTGCGCTACTGTAGCTGTTGTTCCGGCCACGGTTGCCGCTGTATTTGCAGTTTCCGCTGCCGTCTCCGCTGTCTTTACCCCGGTATAGATCAGTACTTTTTCAATCAGACTTCCAATTCCGCTTCCAACATCTTTGATGTCCTTTATTAAGGTTTTGG